GCGAAAACTGTATGAGGAATGGGATGCTAATAAACAAGAAAGAAAGCAGATTGTTGAGAAACTAAGAAAGAAATTCGATACCCTTGACTTTGTGATTGGTGGAGCTGTCAGCATGGATATTTTTAACAAAGGTAATGATAAGTCACAAATTATCAATAGATATTTTAACGAAGCCCTTGAACACAACAATATTCATTTTGTTGGCGATAGAATCCCTGCGCCGGGTAACGATCACACACTAGCAGAATTGCTGCGTGCTCATCCTAATGGTGCTGCATACGAGGTTGAGACTTGGGAAGATACAGCTAAACTATTAAAGTCATCGCCATTTGTGTAGATACTGCTAAAAACAACTATTTATAGTGACGGAGTTTGGTTCATGGACATTTCAACTGGAAGCTGGTTTAAATATTTACGCGAAGAAGTTTTAACAGAGGGCTTGCGAGACATAGGTTTGCCCGAGAGTGTCGTTGATTTTATTGAGAATGCGATGCCCGAGTCGCCCGAGAAGACAAGGATGTATGCCGGCAACCAGTGGAAAAAGTATGAGTTGAACCGCAACGGAACAACCTACGCTCAACAGAATTGGGGAGGTTTCATGGAAAGAACCTTCAAGGACGAGATTCAGTACATCGAGCCCGAGGATCGATCCGCTGCCGGCAACGCAGCGTATAGAGCTAGAACAATGACTCCGTATTATGTTGGCGGTGTTGGGGGCAAGCCTGTTGTACGCAAGGAATACAACGACGAAATGATTGAGCAAAACAAGCGCATCGGTTTCGTGGCCGATAATATACGCAACACCTTAACAAAACCAATGGGTCAATGGCGAAAGCCTTTCATGAAAGCGGTCAAGGCACTAAGCAAAGCAGGTATTGAATCAGAAAAGGTCGAGAAAGTAAAAGAAGAACTTGCCGCCACAATGATACGCGAGTTTAAAGGTTGGTGGTATAACTATGATACGTTATTCTCTTGGTTGAACGATGAACCTACCAACTATGAAATGATTAAAGACGAAGAAGATATTAACGAAGCCAACGAGATTGCGCTAGCAGATATCAAGGGGGGCTTTAAGCCCGATCAAGTTGTTCATGAATTCGAAGATGGATATTATTGGTACGATCTAAAATCATCTAATTGTTCTGTTGAAGCCGAGCGCATGAACCACTGCGGAACTGATCAGCGTGGTACGCTTATGTCCCTTCGCAAAGCAATGTCACCAGAAGATGAAGAAGCCATGTCTGTTTCTGATCGACGCAGATTGGGTACGTCAGACTCTTTTATAACGATGACTTGGAACGCAGACGAGCGAATAATCTATCAAATAAAAGGACAAGGCAATAACGCACCAGACTGGGAATTATGGGATAAAATTGATTGGTTTATTAAAAACTCAAAGACCACCTCGGTTCACGAAACCGGCGAACATTCATATGATGAAGATGGCTTTGAGGAAATGAATAAACACCTTCAAGAATTGAACCCTGATGTTGAATTTGAAGGTATTTTAGACATTGAGGGCATGCAAGAAGCAGTCGATGAAATCGTTCATAACCACGATGGAGAATACACAGGTCTCCACGCAGAAGTACAACGCCCAGATGATTGGGGTGGCGACGGAAACTACGCATATATCTACGTCACCACCGAGATGACTTTTGATATTAACTTAGGTTGGCCCGATATTGTACGGCGTGACGGCGACTACTATTCGGCAGACGGAGTTGACTCCGGTGATATTAACGATATGCTGGACTCTATTCCCAAGGATGGGTACGGCAGAGAACCCCAGCAGTTTATATCAGAGATTGACTTAGATGATCTTGGATATGAATTACCCGGTGAGGACGTTGAAGTTAGCTACGAGGTTGTCATGGTCTCTGGCTTTGTCCGCAACGATGATGTTGGTGAAGAGGAAACCAAGACAGCACATTTACGTGTTCGTATTACGTGTTCCGCTTCGGAGAGCGCTCAGACACCCGAACAGGCTGGTAATGAGGTTGAGTTTATTAGTGACGAACTTAAGAAACTTGAAAAAGATATGCCAGATTATATGGAAGCAATCAGAACCGAGTTGGTTGATGGCGAGTACATGGAGAAGAACGCATACGACAGAACCCGCACAGACTTGGTTGATAAAGACTTTGAACACTGGTTCACAACCCAAAGCCCCGGAGGTGCATTAGAGTTTGATTGGAGGGCGACCGGTGATAAGAACATCATCAACGATGGTGGTCAGATACCAATGGTGCTACAGATGTACGGGCTTCCTTTTGATAGGAATGTAAGCGAGATATACGGCAAGGTGTTTGGTGGTAGAATGAGTAACACACATCCACCTAGATTGGAGAACCCCGATCTAAACCGCAACATGGCGAGAAACTTAGAGAATTTATACGCAGCCAGCCAAGAAAATCCCGGCCAACAAAAAATGGGATTTACATATGATCCCAAGTACGCTGCGAAAGCCGCACGACTTATATTAGCAGAGGACTCGCACTTTATTATTCAAGGAACCAACATGACGGTCGGAGAAAACAGCAGATACCCGACACAACCAATCTCATGGATTTACCAGATTAAGATGAATTCTAATACTTCTGACGCACAGATTCAAGCCACGATAGACATACTAGATTTCTTTAACGAGAACCCCAAGATGATGAATCAAGCGGCTATGAAAACAATTAACGATGCGCTGGCCTCCAACGTGGCATACGCAGAATCAGTCAAAGCAGACATTTTGAGTAATCGCATGCCCCTTGCTATGATTAGACGCATTGATAGCATGTATGCTGGTCGTGCAGAAGCCAACGAATTAGCAAATAAGGTGGTCATGATTGCTAGCTGGATCAACCGAAACCTTGAGCAGATGGATGAAGTTGAAAAGTATGTGGCTTATTTCCATTATCTGCGCCCAATCGTCGCACAAAGGTTCGCGCAAGCGTATCATCCAATTCAGACTGACGGCGATGACGCTGGTAAGCCAGAGGGCTTTAACGCCGCAGTAGAACAACAGCTTGTGAAGATGGGTGCGTCCCACTCACAAAAGGCGTCACGCAGACAAGACCCGATCAGGGGCAGGATGGGTGCACCAAGACCGGCACAGGAAAGTATCGAGGATCAGATAAATAGAATTGACGACATGCTCAATGAGATAATCGAAGTCAGGCGTTACAAAATGAATATTGAAATGATATTGGACATTGCACCAGAAAGCCCGATTGAAGATTATAAAGATGTTATTCGCGCCTGCAAGGGAGTAACTACAGTGAACACTATTAGGTCAGAAACCCGCGGAGATAAGGCCACAGCAATCTTTGGCATTAAGTTTGCTTTAAAGGCTCAAGAGTCTAGAAAAATATACCTTAGAGAGACATTCTTTCCATACATCAAGGGCATCGTTGGGTTGGCAATCGGACCATCTGGGTATTCGCAGCCCCAGCAGTTAACTAAACTGAGAGAGGGCAGCATACTTTCCACCTATCCTCTCATATCATATGGTACGCTTCCACAATCGTCAAGAAAGTTTCCTACCCCACGTCTTTCTATTGACAAGATTGTTAGTGATTGGACTGAAGGCGGCGTGATGGCGTATGATACACCAATGGATGCTAACAACATGAGGTATCATGTTATGGTTCCGACCGAAGAGCTTAAAAAATACTGTAGCACACACTATCGCGCCGATGCCAACATGTTCACTGGTCGCTATAAAAACTTCATCAGAAATGGCTCGCAAATGCCTGTCTATGTGGCTATTGGACAAAACGGAAGAGTAAAGATAACGGGCAATGAAGATGATGTTTGGTTTGCAGCAAAATCTGGACTGGAGGAACTGCCAGTATTCTTTAGTTATCAAAAGCAAGTTTAGTGCATATATACTATAGAGGCAAGTTGTATGAAAAGTGCTTTAAAATTCTTTATGGCGATGATAGCATGTTTCTTAGTTGGCTTTTTGATGACAATACTTCCCGTTATGGTGCACTATGATCCAACTCCCGAAATGACCAACAAATATTTAACGAGCCGAAAGAACATATCCAGTGCCTATAACATCAACCAAACTAAAGCTATTGATAGGTCAACATCTTCTGCAGTTAGAGTTGTGTCTGTTGTTCAGGGCGAGGATACTGCACAGGCCGCCGTATCTTTCGCATCGGGCACTTACTTCAAGTACCTTGGAAAACATTACGTCCTCACAGTGTCGCATGCCATTGTCGGTGACTGCGACGAACTGATGGTCGCATACTTCGATGTTTCATCAAAATGTGTCGAGATTGCCTATGTCGATGACGCTATTGACTATGCTATTATTCAAATAGAGGAGTTAAAAAACAGAACTCCGTTAAACATTTCAACAGCGTTTGTTAAAAGTCGCAAGAAGATGCCAAAACTACTTGACAAAACCTTTTATACAGGTTATCCTAACAACATGGGGCCACTAACTCTCAGAGGTCAAATTGCAGGTTTTGCTGACAATGGGTATATTTATATCGACTCTTACGCATGGACCGGATCATCGGGGGCTGGAGTCTTTGATCAAAATGGAAAACTTATTGGAATTATCATGGCTTTAGACGTTGGGGTTACTCAATATGGCGCTGACGTGTTGGAGAACCTACTTATCGTAGTGCCAACATATCATATTGATTGGATGAGTGCGCTACATTAAGAGAGGAATAGAAATGTCTGATGCTACTGAAGACCTCGATTCGAGGTTAAATAATATAGAGGAGTCCGTGGAACTGTTACAACAACAGATTGATTTGATCACGGAAACGATTGAAAATGCAATACCGGAAATCATGTCTCGGCTTCCCGAGAATCAATCCGAGTCGGATGATGTGCAATGACTGATATAGTTTCGCTTGAAATGGAAGACGCCGATCTAAAACCAAAACCTCCCCCCCGGCTTGCCCCCCGTGGTATAAGAACATTCACTGTTTGCCGACAGAAAGATGAAACCGGCGTGTCAGGGGAAGGTGTTGTAATTGAGGGTGTTTTGTTAGCATCAGGTCACTGCATAGTACATTGGCTTTATCCACCGCCACGCGGCGGCTTGGCCATATTTGACTCCCTACAGGATTTTGAGAAAGTACACATCAAGCCTCATCCAACAAACAAAACAATTCTTACGTTTGAAGATGGCGAACAAACTATTTATGATGGAGGATAAGCATGTCTTATAAGTATTCATCAGGTAGTGTCCGCAGAGGCGATATCTATTATGAAGATGATCGCGAGGGAGCCGCGACATACATTGACTTTGAGCAAGATACTATAACGCTCCGACCCAGCGGATCGCAAATACTGCACGCTCAAGCCGATGCTGTTGGAATTGGTACAACCGCCCCCGACTACACACTTGATGTGGCAGGTGACATTGGAGTTGATCAATATATTTATCACAATGGCGATGCCGACACTCTCATTAACTTCGTTGATGATAAAATAGTCCTCAAGGCAGGTAATCTAGCACTTGTCACTGTTGAGAAAAAGGGTTCTGCACCACATGAGGTTACTATTAACGACGGCGCTAACAATGTTGACTTTGTTGTTAAGGGAAATGGATCTGGGGAAGGAAACCCCGGAATGAAGTTTGATGCTTCTACAAATAAGTTAGGTATTAACGGAGTAGGTACTCCCGACGAAGTGCTACATGTGGATGGCAATATCAAAGTCGTGGGAGATGATCCTAGAATTAAAATCGACGGAGACACAGATAGTCATCCCGGTCTTGAATTATACGAGAATGGCACAAGAAAGTGGATCGTGTTCAACGATTATACTAATGACAACCTCACGTTCAAGACCAATAGCGACATAAGAATGTCTATTGAGCAGGCCGGCAATGTAGGTATTGGCACAACTGCCCCGGCGACAGCAATAGACATACACCACAACCCTACCTCTCTCGCAAACGATACCGGTGGCGGCGAAGTAGTTACATTTGGCGGTGGTTCATCGCTAACCGCCGGAAAGATTTACTACCTCAACAGCAGCGGAACGTGGACTGAGACTGATGCTGATGCCATAGGCACAAGCGATCTT